CGGGCAACAGCCGGTATAAAGCTCGTGAGCGTTATTCGTTTGGTGTTTCCGATCCCCTTGGGGTCTTCGGTTCACCGGGCGCGTAATAACTTACGTCGTCTTATTAAAGGGGGGCACTTGATGCCCCCCTTTTTATTGTGTATAATAACTTATCCCTGACAGTTGCATTGTGCGACTGACACTAGCCCATACAGGAGATAGATATGGCTAATACGACCTTTCAAGGCGTCGTCCGTTCCTACGGTGGGGGCGGCAAAGGCGTTGTAGCTCCCGGTGTTATGGTACAGAGCGTCCAATTCGCTTGTGACCCGACCGCAGTTTCCGCAACCGATGTTCGGATTGGCACGTCTGCTACCGCTGGTGAGACATTTACTCTCCCTGCTGGTGCAATCGTTATGTCTGTACAGTGTGTAGAAGCTGGCACGGGTGGTACGAATCCGACCATTGACATTGGTACGTCTGCTGACACTGACGGTATCTTCAACGAGCTTCCGGTTGATGTTGCTGGTGAGATTACCGGTGCTAATGGCGCTCTGTGTGTTGCTGGTGGTCTGGCCGCTAATGCAACGGTTCAGGCCATTGTTGGTGCTTCTGCTGCTACTGGCGGTACTTTTGTCGGTATCATGACATATGCGATGGCGAACGACGGCGTAGAATCCAACTAAGGGGGTAACTCATGGCTGATGCAGTAACCTCTCAAACCCTGATTGATGGTCCGGCCCATGCGGTGCTTAAGTTCACCAATATTTCGGACGGCACCGGAGAGTCAGCGGTTACAAAGGTAGATGTCAGCGCCTTAGAACCTGACCAGAATGGTCTTGCCTGCTCCGGCGTCGATATCGAACGTGTTTGGTGGCAGTGCATTGGCATGAAAGTCCAGATTCTCTGGGACGCTACGTCAGATGCCTTTTGCATAGAGCTTGGTGAGAACCAAAGCGGTAATCACGACTACACCATATTTGGCGGTCTTACCAATAATGCTGGTTCAGGTAAAACTGGTGATGTTAACTTCACAACTGTGGGCGCATCATCGGCTGATACCTACACCATCATTATGTATCTTCGTAAGAAGTTTGGTTAATAGTTATGCGGCGGTATTACAGATCAGGCGGGGGAGTTAAATCCCCCGCTTGGCAGCGCAAAGAAGGTAAAGACCCCTCTGGCGGTCTTAACGAGAAAGGTGTTGCTAGTTATCGGAGAGAAAACCCCGGTAGCAAACTGCAAACTGCTGTAACAACCAAACCAAGTAAGCTCAAGAAAGGTTCTAAAGCGGCTAATCGCCGCAAGTCTTTCTGTGCGCGTATGCAGGGTATGAAAAAGCGCAACACCAGCGCAAAAACAGCGAATGATCCGAACAGCAGGATTAACAAAAGCCTTCGTAAGTGGAACTGTTAATGCCCGCTAAGTCACAGAAACAAAAGCGGTTTATGACTGCGGTGGCTAACAACCCTAAGTTCGCTAAAAAAACCGGCGTACCTCAATCTGTTGGAGCAGAATTTATGAAAAAGTCTAAAGGTTATATGGGCGGCGGCATGATGAAGCGCTACGCCGAGGGTGGTAAGCTAGATATGGTCGAAAAAGACGGCAAAATGGTGCCGTTCTATGCCGCTGATGGTAAAGGCAAGATGATGGGTGGCGGCAAGGTCATGAAGTACGCCGAGGGTGATATAATTGGTGCGTCCCCCTCGGGTTCCGGCGCTACTCGCGGGCCTAGAAATCGTGCAGCCGAAATTAGGGCGGGTGTCCCTAGCGGTAGTTTGCCGGAAGACGGGCGTGAAGTAGGTAAAATTCCGGAGAAGAAAAAGCCCGTCAAGAAGATGGGTGGTGGTAAGGTCAAGGGCTACAACAAGGGCGGTAAGGTCCGTGGTTGTGGTATGGCCCGAAGAAAACGCGGATAAACTTATTACAATGAAAGGTGCTTAATTATGGCTAAAAAAATATCAGCATTTGGGGCAGCTTTTGCTAAAGCCCGTAAAGAACAGGGTGCTAACGGGGTTTTTACCTACAAAGGTAAAAAATACAGTACTCGTAGAGCAGATGACCCCCCGAAAAATAGTATTCGTGGTGGTAAAACCCCTCGCGAGGCACTTGATAGGCCAGAAAAACCTACTGCGGTAAGGCCAGAGGGTCAACCTCAAGCCACTGGTGTTGGAGGTCTACGCGCTAAGACTATAGAAAAAGAAGGTATGGAGGCCGCTAGAGAGCAAGACGCCCGCGTCGATACCCGCAGAACAAAACAAAACAGCATGAGATCGCCAATGCGTGAGATGTCTGTACGTAAGATAGAAGAAGGAGAGCGGGCTAGAGACGCTGCTCGCGCCGACCAGCTTAAAGAACTTATGGAAAAAGCTCAGTTTTCCGAGGCGGCTAAAGGTATGGAACCAGAAGGGTTCCGCGCTGGCGGTATGGCGAAGAAGAAGAAGCCCGTCAAGAAGAATATGGGCGGTATGATGAAGTACAACAAGGGCGGTAAAGTCCGTGGCGCTGGTAAGGCCATGAAGGGTGTTCGCCCTGCTAAAATGGTTACGATGAAGGGCGCGTAATGCGTAAGTACTACCGGAAAGACGGCTGCGGCTACAGTATGTATAAAGCTGGCGGTAGTGTATCTTCTAAGAAGCCAAAGAGCCGTGTAAACGAGGCGGGTAACTACACTAAGCCCGGTATGCGTAAGCGGCTCTTTGAAAGCATCAAGGCCGGTGGTAAAGGTGGTAATCCGGGCCAGTGGAGTGCTCGTAAGGCGCAGATGCTGGCCCAACAGTATAAAAAGTCTGGCGGCGGTTATAAGTCCTGATGCGTAGGTATTATAAATCAGGTGGGTTAGCGAAGTCGCAACGGTCATTAAAGAATTGGACGAAGCAGAAATGGCGGACCAAATCAGGCAAGAAGTCGAGCGAGACGGGCGAACGGTACCTACCGGAAAGCGCCATCAAGTCTCTGTCCCCGCAGGAGTATGCAGCGACCACGCAAGCAAAGCGCCGTGGGACTGCTGCCGGGAAGCAGTTCGTAAAGCAGCCAGAGAGTATAGCGAAAAAGACGAGAAGGTATAGGAAAGCGTAATGGCAAAGGGTGTTAAACATTATTTTGCAGACGGTAGAGAGCACAAGGGCGGTATGCACAAGCACCCGGACGGTACTCTTATGACTGGCAAAAGCATGTCAAACGCATCTAAAAAGTTACTTCATTACGGGCAGTTGTCTAGCAAAGCAAAGGCCAAAGCTCGTGAGGGTTGGAAGCGCAAATGACGACTTCAGGTACTACCGCATTTGATATGGACTTCACGGAGATCGCTGAAGAGGCGTGGGAACGTGCGGGTCGAGAAATGCGGTCGGGCTATGATTTGCGTACCGCACGTAGGTCTATGAACCTGCTTACTATTGAGTGGCAGAACCGTGGCATCAACATGTGGACTATCGACGAGGGTACGGTCAGTCTCGTAAGCGGTACAAGTGAGTATACCCTCCCCGCCGACACCATTGACCTGCTGGAGCAGGTGATTCGGACCAATGCGGGTAACGCTACTACGCAGTCAGACCTTAATATCAGCCGTATTAGCGTCAGCACCTACTCTTCTATCCCTAATAAGCTGTCTACCGGTAGGCCGATTCAGGTTTGGGTAGAGCGGCTTCGTGACGCTCCCAAGATCAATGTCTGGCCTGTGCCGGATAGTAATGACTATACATTTGTCTATTGGCGTATGCGGCGTGTTCAGGACGCTGGGCGTGGTGTTGAGACCCCGGACATGAACTTCCGCTTCCTCCCGTGTCTTGTTGCGGGGTTGGCGTATCAGATCGCCATGAAAGTGCCGGAACTAACACCCCGCGTGCAGATGTTAAAGGCTGAATACGACGAGCAGTTTAACCTAGCCGCTGGCGAAGATAGGGAGAAAGCCTCAGTTCGGTTCGTTCCGCGCATGTCGAGGGTCTACTAATGTCGCAGAGGTTTGCGTCTTCCCAGAAGGCTCTTGCAATATGTGATATTTGTGGGTTCCAGTATAAGTTACGGGAACTTAAGGAGCTTATTGTAAAGGGCCGAAACAGCAATATCAAAGCGTGTCCTGAGTGTTGGAACCCGGATCATCCGCAACTACATCTTGGTGAGTATCCAGTAGACGATCCGCAGGCGCTTAGAGACCCTCGGCCTGATTCTGCGGAGTTAGCGCCAAGCAGGGATATACAGTTTGGGTGGAATCCGGTTGGTATGAATGATCCTTTTGGGTTAACACCTGATAATTTGGTGGGGACAGGTTCTGTAGGTTCTGTTACTGTCACCACAGAATAGGAGTAAGACATGAATAAAGCAGCTAATACACCGGCAAAAGCTACAAATATGCCAAAAGTATATGGCCCGAAGGGTAGTATGGAGGGTGTTAAGACTTCTGGTGTGAAAATTCGTGGTACCGGAGCGGCAACTAAGGGCACTATGGCCCGTGGTCCGATGGCCTAACTATGAACTACACAGAGTTAACCACTAATATCGAGGACATCTGTGAAACGTCTTTCACGGCTGACCAGCTTGCCATGTTCACTGAACAGGCTGAGCAGAAGATCTATAACTCTGTGCAGATCCCGGCCCTCCGTAAAAATGTAACCGGTACGTTTACAAGTGGTAATAGCTACCTTGGGATGCCCACGGATTTTCTGTGGGCGTACTCTTTGGCTGTTGTTGATGGTAGTGGGGATTATAACTACCTGATTAACAAGGATGTTAACTTCATCCGTGAAGCCTATCCGGCGTCCTCCCCCGGCGGCTTACCCGCTCATTATGCGTACTTTTCTGATGGTAGTTTTATGGTAGGTCCAACGCCTGATAGTAACTATACAACAGAGCTTCATTATGGATATTACCCTGAGTCGATTGTTACCGCTGGAACGACTTGGTTAGGTGATGAATTTGACTCTGCATTGCTGAACGGCGCACTTATCGAAGCCATACGCTTCTTGAAGGGTGAACAGGACGTTGTTGCGATGTATGAAAAACTATACTTACAGGCAATAAACTTGCTAAAAGTATTAGGTGATGGTAAGTTAAGAGAGGATACTTATCGTTCCGGGCAATTTCGACAAGCCGTATCATAGGAGATAGATTATGGCAATTACACAGGCTATGTGCACGTCGTTCAAGCAAGCGCTCCTTGACGGCGAGATGGATTTTAGCAGTGACACGGCGCAGACGTTCAAAATCGCTCTGTATACGTCGTCAGCTACTCTTAGCGCTGCTACCACAGCGTACTCCGTCACCAATGAGGTTAGTGGTACTGGGTACTCTGCTGGGGGTAACACTCTTACTATCTCAGCAAACCCAACCACTTCTGGCACCACGGCGTTCCTCGATTTTGCTGATACTACGTGGTCTTCGGCTACAATCACGGCTCGTGGGGCGCTTATTTATAAGTCTGGTGGCTCTAACCCCGCCGTGGCTGTGCTGGACTTTGGTGCCGATAAGACTTCAACCGCTGGCGATTTCACCATTCAGTTCCCTGCCGCCGCTGCTGGTACCGCGATTATTCGTATCGCCTAGTTAGAGAACCGGGGCCGTGGCTAATATAAACGGCTGGGGTCGCGGTACTTGGGGTGAAGGGGCTTGGGGTGAAGCCCTTCCCGTAGTTGTATCTGGTGTATCAGCTACTGGGGCTACCGGGTCTGTATCTGTAGTTCAAGGCTCCGGCGTTACTGTCTCTTTAACGGGAGTAGGTAGCACTGGAGCCGTAGGCTCAGTAACTGTTGCAGCAGACGCTAGCGCGTCCCCTTCTGGCCTGTCGGCTACTGGGGCTACCGGGTCTGTAACTGTTGCAGCAGACGCTAGCGCGTCTCCTTCTGGCTTATCTGCTACAGGTGCCGTAGGGTCTATAACTGTTGCAGCAGATGCTAGCGCGTCTCCTTCTGGCTTATCTGCTACAGGTGCCGTAGGGTCTGTAACTGTTACAGCAGGTGCTAGCGCGTCTCCTTCTGGCTTATCTGCTACAGGTGCCGTAGGGTCTGTAACTGTTGCAGCAGACGCCAATTTTTCTGTTACGGGCGTATCTGCTACTGGGGCTACCGGGTCTGTAACTGTTGCAGCGAACGCAGATGTTTCAGTTACGGGTGTATCTGCTACCGGTAATTTGGGTAGCGTAAATGTAACTATAGGTCGAATAGTACCGGTTACGGGTGTATCCACCACAGGTGCCGTAGGGTCTGTAACTGTTGCAGCTAATGCTGATGTCTCGGCATCGGGGTTGTCGGCTACAGGTGCCGTAGGGTCTGTAACTGTTGCAGCTAATG